ATGATAGCGTCTCTTTTTCAGTGGCGGCGCAACTTAGCAATCCTAGAGGTTTCACCTTCAAGTCTGACGGTTCCAAAATGTATGTTGTTGGAGTCAGCAACGACACCATCTACCAATACTCAATCGACTAAGGAGGCATCATGATGCTAGTCAAAACTACAGACGGACAAGTAGAGCAATTCCCCTACACGCTCGGAGACCTTCGCCGTGACAACCCGCAGACCAGCTTCCCCAAGAAGATCGGTGATGCGATCCTCGCCAGCTACGGCATCTTCCATGTGATGCCTGGGGCACAACCTGAGTACGATAATCTTGTACAAGTTCTTGTGCGTGACCCTGAACCTCACAACAACGAGACGGCGGTCAACGAGGAAACAGGCGAGACTTACAAGACAGGTCGCTGGGTTATCGGTTACACGGTTGAGAACAAGCCGCAGGATCAGGCAGAAGATGCCGTCAGGAATAAGCGTGACCTCCTGCTGTCAGACACAGACTGGATGGCCTTGAGTGACAACACGGTGACACCAGCTTGGGCATCGTACCGCCAAGCATTACGCGATGTGACTGCACAAGAAGGCTTTCCGTTCTCGGTAGATTGGCCCGCTAAACCGGAGTAAGACATGCTAGGGTTTTCCCCTCTCGCCTCCGCTCCGTTAGGTGATGATGGGACTTGTCATCGACTACACAAAGGGTTTCTTTGAGCCATCACCTGCTGGTGAAACAGTCGGTGACATTACCTCAATAAAAAACAACGAGGTAGCCTGTAATGGGCTACTTCCCTAAAATACTTCGCCTTAATGAGGGACGCCCCCCTGAATATAATTTAAAGGATAACCTTAATGCTAGACAGTATTAAAGCTAAACTAACCCCTAAGAATTTTGTTATTGTTACTGTTGTTGTAGGTCTCCTCTACCTCTTCTGCTAATCTATTATATTGTTAAATAAATTCAAACATAACTTAAGGACTTCCACATGGCTAAACGCAATCGTCAAACCCGTCAGAAACCAACTTATGAGCGTGAACAAGAGCGTTCATACTACGATACTTTCGAACGTGGTCCTAAATTCAACATCATTCCAAAGAATGAGAAGCAGGATATTCTAGTTCGTTCTATCAACTGTGCACCAATAACTGTAACTATTGGTTGTGCAGGTACTGGTAAGACATATTGTTCAGCAGGCACTGTTGCTCAGTTGTTTATGAAGGGTGGCTACAAGAAGATTGTTTTGACACGTGCTAACGTTCCTACGGGTAAATCACTTGGGCACTTCCCCGGTGACATCAAAGATAAGATGACCCCTTGGTTGCTACCTATGCTAGAAGTTCTTAAGAAGGCTTTTGGTTCAGGTAAGTACGAATACATGCTCAACAAAGAGCAAATTGAGATTCAACCTATTGAGACTATCCGTGGTCGTTCCTATGAGAATGCACTGGTACTCGTGGATGAAGCTCAAAACCTAACAATGGACGAACTCAAAGCTATCTCAACCCGTATTGGTGAGAATTCAAAGCTCATTCTAATGGGCGACCCTGCACAGTCAGATGTGAAAGATGGTCGTGACCTAATGCATTTCTGCCACCTATGCCAAAAGCATGGTTTGGATGTGCCAGTGATTGAGTTCGGAGTTAATGATATTGTCAGATCAGACATTGTAGCCGACTTGGTTAAGATGTTTATTAAAGAACAAGTATAACAGAGTGACACAGAGAGCATCGACTTAGATTAACGGTAGGTAACCCCTATCGGAAGGCCCTAGTTGTTGCTCTCTGCATGCGCTCTAAGGGGAGTGCGACAATGAGTGGGTATTATACACCTGAGGAAATACAGGAGGCTATTGAGAGGGCCACACTGACAATTAATGAGAGAAGCTCTCAAACAGATACTTACCAAAGAGGTTACAATGATTGTCTCGCCTTACTTATAGAATATGACCTTGAACTACGGGGTGATAAGAGTATGGCTGGAAGCTACATAGACTTCTCTTGGAAAACAACTAAAGAATTCTTTATTAAACTCTTAAGATCAGGCAAAAGCCTTGATGAGTTTTCTAAAGTATGTAATTATGAACTAATCCCTAGTAAGAGACCTCTACTGGGTGATATAGCTTTTGAACAGGGTGCCATGATAAATGATGGTAGTTTCTGGGTCTCAACCAATGAAAATAATAGCGGGGTATGTCAACTAAGACAAAGCATGTTCTTAGAAAGACACTTACACCTTCTAGCCAGACCAATTAGGAGTTAAACATGGCAACTTATTATTACAATGGTGCTCAGATTGTAACACCATTCAGCATTTTCTCTAACGAACCAGTTTATCACTCTGATACTGTATCTCTAAAAATACAACGTACTTCCTCTAACCAACATCGTTGGGAAATTAGTTTTAACACTGTTCTCACCAAAGACACACAAGTAGATGGTTTACTTAATTCTATCGTAGGCACCGCAGACTCACAAACCATGATTATGCCACAACTACCGGAAGTAATGGAGTTATTTGATTATAGTGGCCCTGGTAATATTGATATTGCGGCTTCAGCTTCGGTCGGGGCAACACTTATTTATATTGATGGTTCCACTGTATCAGGACTAATCCCAAAAGGTATGTTCATCAAGTTTAGTAGCCACGACAAGGTTTACATTGTTACAGAGGACTGCGATCTAACCTCATCTGGTACAATTGCAATGTCTATCTTCCCCAGCTTACGTGAGAACATCACCCCAGCCCAAGCGGTTAAATTAGACTCCGATTGTGTATTTAAATACTATAAGGACATTAGTAACCAGTCTGGTATTACCTTTAAAGATGGTGTATTATCTGATACTGGGAAAATTTACTTGATTGAGGGTCTATAATGCGTACATTCAGTAGTTCAGTTCAAACAGTTCTAAACAGTGATAATATCCAATTCTTTTTCCTTATTAAGCTAAGCTTTGCAAGTACATATTACTTAACAAGTTTAAGCTCAGATGTAGTATACGACGGTAACACTTATATATCCGATGGTGGCCTTTACGAGTTTGACTCACCGAGCTTTTCAACAGTTGTTGATAGGGAGAGTTATAAAATCGTTATTGCTGACCAAGTCGATACTATGCTAAACGAATTCCGTTTCGGAGTAGTTGGTAAAGATATCGAAGTAAGTGTTGGTTTCATAGATGCAAGTGGCGCACCTCTCACCGACTTAGGTGATGTTATTGCTATTTATAAAGGTTACGTTGATAGCCCTAGCACAACTAACGATTTCCAAGAAAAATTAGCCCTGATAGAGGGAACATCGCCAATGGCTGATCTAGACGGAGTTAATGATTTCCTGTCTTCTAGGGATGGGATGGATCAGCGCTCTGCTCTCGACGTCTCCTTTGATAACATCTTCAAGGGTAACGAAATTGAAGTAAAGTGGGGTAAAGTATAATGGGTATTGAAGCACTAATTTTCAAAGCTATCCTTTTCGCTGCTTCAGTTGCTTATCAGCAAAAACAAGCAAAGAAAATGAAAGCCCGCATGGCGGCGGAATCTGAAAAGCACAAGGGCTACGCTTTCACTATCAAGAACGAGTCTGTACCTATCCCTGTTATCTACGGTAAACAGCTTGCAGGTGGTATTCAAGTAAACCAGAAGGTTTCTAACAACTACATTACTACAACAGAGCTAGCAGATGTTGTGTTTTCGGATAACTTCAATAATGTTACTGTTATTGGTCAAAAGAATGAGTATCTATTCTCACAGTATGTAATTTGCCAAGATGGTATTTCCGAAGTATCATACTTAAGAGTTAACGGGCAAGACTATGATTATGAGGATTCTAAGTTCAATCATAGAATTCGTTGTCATTACGAAGGGGGTCAAGCTGATAGTGTATCTACTGTAAATGGTTTTGATGCTCAAGCTAAATTCACGGGTTGTGCTTTTGCAGGTGCCACATTCAAGCTTAACCGTGATGAGGGTAACTACTCCGGTATGCCTGATATGGAATTCTTTGTCAAGGGCCGTAAGATAAGAAAAATCACTAATACAGCTGGTATTTATACATTAAACTCCACCTATGAATACTCGAATAATTCGTCTTACTGTTTGCTAGACTATCTTTTGAATTCAGATTTCGGAAGAGGCTTAGCGGTTGGTAGTGTAGATTTAGAGTCCTTTTACAACGCTGCCCAAGTGTGTGATACAATAGTATTCCCAAGTGCGAACGTAGGTGGAAAAATTAACGGTGGAGACGGAAGAAAAGATATACCTCTATATGAGTGTAACATCTTGCTTGATGTATCAACCCCATTCCGCGAGAATATCATGCGTATCATGGATACGATGGGTATGGCGGAGCTTACTTGGACAACTAACGGTAAGTACAAGTTACTACTAGAGTATCCCACATCTCAAGTGGAGATGGATGCGCTGGTTCCAGCCAATCTTCATTTTACCGAAGATACGATTATTCGTAATAGCTTCGAATTTACTTTCCCAACAGCACAGGAGCGCCTTAACCAGTGTACTGTGACTTTTAGAAATGAGCATGAAGATTTCAAAGAAGATTCTATATCTTGGCCTGAGTTTAACTCGGTCCCTTACTTGGATTATTTGATTGAAGATAATCAAATCCCATACCGTACAACTACATCCGGAGACGGTGTAACGGACCCTTATCACGCTAAGGCTCTTGCAGAGCGTAATGTTAGGAATAGTAGGTCGATTTACACTGCTAGCTTTACTGTTGGTAAGGCGGGCCTAGCTCTTGAGCCGGGAGATTTTATTAAGATTACTCTACCAGAAATGGATCTATCTGGGGAAACATTCCGAGTAGAATCTATTAAGGTTAACTCGGACTTTACAGTAGGAATTAAAGCTTATCGCTTTGATTACAGTAGCCTAGCTTGGAATATCGCAGATGATATTGCTTATTCCAATAGACCAACGTATGACTTCACAATTGAACCACCAACAGCTCTGACATTCGTAGAAGACAGTTCTGATATCTCTGGTTTTACTTCAGGTAAGCTTTCGTGGGTAGCGGCTTCAGACATTAACGTTAGCGAGTATGTGGTATCAATCTCTACAGACGGTGGGGCCTCCTATAGAACAATGGGGAATACTAAGAGTACCGGCTTTGATATTGGTAATATCCTTGGCGGAACCTATGTATTTGGTGTACAGTCTAGATCGTATCTTGGAGTCTTGTCGTCCATCGTATCAACAGCCACACAACTTGTGACAGAAACCCCCGCTGTATTTACAACAGTTGATGTTTATAAAAGAGATACTTCAACTCCTGCAACACCGTCTGGTGGCGTATATGACTGGAGTATTCCAAATATGACAACAGAGCCGGTAGGTTGGAGTAAGACTACTCCAGCAGGTACAGACCCTGTTTACGTATCTAAAGCGTTCATATCGACAAGCACACCTACAGGTACAACTGCTATTACTGGTTGGTCAAGCCCTGTCATATTTGTTCAAAATGGCGAGGATGGTTCAGATGGTATTGATGGTATTGATGGTTATACACCAGTAAAAGGTATTGATTACTTTGATGGTATCCCCGGTACTGATGGTGCCGATGGTGATAGCGCTTATGTGGCTTGGCTAGCCGCAGGTAATTCAGGCACAACTACAGACTTCTTAAATAGCCTTGTAGGTGCTGATGGCGCTGACGGCGCTGACGGCATACCGGGGCCCCCCGGCGCAGATGGTGTAACCACCTATACTTGGGTGAAGTACGCAGATAGTGAGGATGGCCTAACTGGGTTCTCTAATAGCCCCGCCGGTAAGCCCTATATCGGCTTCGCATTTAACAAGACAACAGCTACTGAGAGTACAAACCCGGCTGATTACACTTGGTCTTTGATTAAAGGTGCTGATGGTATTGACGGTTATACACCAGTAAAAGGTATTGATTACTTCGATGGTATTCCAGGTGCCGATGGTGCCGATGGTGATAGCGCTTATGTGGCTTGGTTAGCTGCTGGTAATAGCGGAACCACTACAGACTTCTTAAATAGCCTTGTAGGTGCTGATGGCGCTGACGGCGCTGACGGCATACCAGGCCCTCCTGGTTTAGATGGTGTAACCACTTATACTTGGGTAAAGTACGCCGACAGCGGGGATGGCCTGACCGGGTTCTCCAATAACCCCGCCGGTAAACCTTACATCGGCTTCTCATTTAACAAGACAACAGCTACTGAGAGTAACACAGCTAGCGATTACACTTGGTCTTTGATTAAAGGTGCTGATGGTTCGGATGGCGCTGACGGTTATACACCCGTGAAAGGTGTTGATTACTTTGATGGTTTGCCGGGTACTAATGGTGCTGATGGTGATAGCGCTTATGATGCGTGGATAGCTGCTGGTAATAGCGGAACCACTACAGACTTCTTAAATAGCCTTGTAGGTGCTGATGGTGTAGATGGTTCAGATGGTATCCCCGGTGCCCCCGGCGCAGATGGTGTAACCACTTATACTTGGGTAAAGTACGCCGATAGTGGGGATGGTCTAACCGGGTTCTCCAATAGCCCCACTGGAAAGCCTTACATCGGCTTCTCATTTAACAAGACAACAGCTACTGAGAGTAACACAGCTAGCGATTATACTTGGTCTTTGATTAAGGGTGCTGATGGTTCGGATGGTGCTAATGGTGTACGTGGTGCAGGTTGGTGGCGTTATGCGGATTCTATAAATGCATCTACTTATTATGCCACTTATACACAAGCTAGAGTTGGTTTGGCTTTTACTGTAGCTACTAGCCTGTCCCCTACGGAAGGCGATAGACTTGTAATTGCTTGTACAGACATCGCTATTGCTTATATCTATAGCAGTTCATCTTGGATAATTCAAGCAGAATTCATTGATGGTGACTTGCTTGTAGGTGGAACTATCACCTCTGACAAGCTGTCTTCAAACCAAATTGATGCTATGTTCGCAACCATTGGCACGTTACAATCAGCTGCATCAGGTGCCCGTCTTGTACTCCAAGATGATAAGATTGTAGTATACGATTCAAGCAACCAAGTCCGTGTTAAAATCGGTAATCTAGCATAATATAATAGGAAAATTAAATGAACTCTATATTAACACTCCTAGCACCTATCATTGGTGACGTGCTAAAGAGAATTATTCCTGACGCTGACAAACGTGGAGAAGTTGAGCGTGAAGTTCGCCTCTCTCTACTTGAACATGCAGATAACATCGAGAAGGTTCGTGGTGAGATTGTGCTTGCAGAAGCAAACTCCACAAACTGGCTAACATCCACGTGGCGACCACTACTTATGATGGTGGTCGTTACGATCCTAGCTTGCAACTACTTACTATTCCCGATCATTCGTATCTTCTACCCCGAAATGATCGTACTCGAGCTTCCTGCAGAACTATGGAATCTACTTACTATTGGCGTAGGTGGTTATATTGTTGGACGATCTGGAGAGAAGATGATTGATACATTTTCAACTAGAGGGGGAAATAAATAATGAATTTCTCTAAACTATCACTATCAAGTCTATTTGGTTTTAAACCAAAAGTTACAAAACAAACAAAAGCTTACCATCTTGCTCGTTACTATCTGGGTCTGCACGAGATTGCAGGTAAAACAAAGCATGAAGCTAAGGTTGTTGAATTCTTTAAACTAGTCGGACATGGCTGGGTAAAGGATGATGAGACTTCTTGGTGTGCAGCTTTCGTAGGTGCTATGCTTGAGAAGAATGATATCAAAAGCACCGGTAAACTGGACGCTCGTTCTTACCTCAAATGGGGTAAAGAAGTAGGGGTTAAAGACGTTAAAGAGGGTGACATTGTTGTCTTCTGGCGTGTAAATCCTAACAGCTGGCAGGGCCACGTGGGCTTCTTCGTACGTTACAATGATAACGGTGATATCGTGGTTCTGGGTGGTAATCAGTCAGATCAGGTATGTGAGCGTGTGTACGCAAAAGGTCGCCTTTTAGGCTTCCGTAGGTACGAAGAATAAATACTTCGCCCTAATGATAATACAAGAGGACAGAATCGAAATATTCTGACAGTCCTCCCCCAAAGGGGCTAGTGGTTAGCTGCTAGTCCCTTTATTCTTAACACAAAAAAATACTTCGCCCTAATGAGGGACGCCCCCTATAATATTATTAAATATATCTTTAAGTATACCTAAGGGTTGATATGTTTATTGTATTATGAGAATAAAGAAACAATAAGAAAGGTAAGCTATGTCCAAGCTAAGAAAACCGTCAAAGGCTGTTAAGCGTTCTGTAGCCGATCCTTCTGACGTATACAACTCACTAAAACCCCTATGGAAGCGTTCTCGTTCTGTTCTAAACGGTCAAGCTCACACTAAAGCCCATGATGAGTTTATTGATGTTGTAGATTTTAAGAACCTACTACTTCCGTTTTCCCCTTCTATGAATCAACAACAGTATGAGTTCTTTAAGGCAGAAGCAGAACTACCAGGACTAACAGCACAATACTGTAAGGTACTTATTAGTGCTCTACTACGTAAACAATCACAACTTAATCTCCCTGATGATGTTAGTGATGATGTTTACGACTGGATTGAGAAAGACTTCACTCTTGATGGTCAATCACTATTCAATTTCCTTGATAGTGCTATCTGGGAAGAGCTACAAACATCACGAGCATGGGTATATGTAGATATGCCTTCTGTTTCTGATACAGAGCTAGAGATGATGACACCGGAAGAGCGGCTAATGGTTGCCCCCTATCCTGTTATCCTTCGTGCTGAGAATGTTATCAATGTACAGACTAATGTACACCCGGTTACTCGTCAAAAAACACTAACTCGTATGGTTACACGCCATGTAGCAGAACGCTATGAAGTAGATAATCCTTGGCACCCAAACTATGTGGATGCTGTTGTAGATCACTTTCTTGATAGTGATGGTTACCTTGTTATTAACTACTACGAGAAACGTGACCTTACTGGTGAAGTTGAAGTTGTAAATGGTGATGTAACTCAAGAATACCACGACTTGATTGGTGAACAGGACTTCGTTCTTGTTAATACCGTATACCCTCAGAAGTTCGGTGTAAGACTAGACCGAATCCCTGCGTGGCCCCTTAATGGTCAAGTTGAACCAGTTGAACCAGTCTTGATGCCGCTTATCGATCGTGAGATTTCTCTGTATAACAAGATTTCACGCCGTAACCACCTTCTTTATGGTGCTGCAACTTACACTCCAGTCGTACAATCTGATATGACTGATGAGGACTTTGAAGAGCTAGTTAACGCTGGCCTCGGTTCCTGGCTACGTGTTCGTAAAGACGAAAGCATCTCTGTCCTAGATACACCTACTGGTGCTCTAGTGGACATGGACCGAGCTATTCAAGCTACGGTTGAAGAAATGGCTAAGATGGGTATCCGCATGTTGTCCCCTGAACAGGCGGCTTCTGGTGTTGCACTAGAAATCCGCAATGCGTCTCAGACTGCACAACTCGGAACTCTCAACGCTAAAATCTCTGGTACAATGGACGAAGTAATTGCGTTCATGATTAACTGGAGGTACAATACTGATTACAATGGTAATGACATCGAATTCAAGTTGTCCTCTGACTTCTCACCAATGGTGGGCGGTGAAGGTTCAATGCGTCTCATTACTGAATGGTATCAGAGTGGTATTATCCCACGTAGTACTTTCCTTAGCGTTGCTAAGTATAATGACTTCCTACCTATGGACTATGACGATGAACAAGCGATCGAAGATATCCAAACCGATTCCCTCATCAACCTTACGCCAGATAACGAAGTTATTGTAGAAGAATGAACTAAGCCCTGAGCATGGCTGAAAACTGCTCATACTTAACACTAACTACTCAGGAGAGTACTAGATGTCCACTGTAAATGATAAGATTTACGATTCTATTGTGAATCACATGACTGACGTACGCCTCTATGAGGAAGGTCAGCAAATCGCACAGCGACGTATTATTCGTCGTCACCGAGAAAAATTAGCAAACCTTTTGAGAAAGGATATTCGTGCTGACGTCAAACCAGAAGTCACTCGTTTCGCTAAGGAACTCCGCTCAAACATTTTTAACAGCGTAACAGAGTTCTCCACCTCTCAACTGGATTTCCACTCGGACAACCTATATAAGGAAGTCCGCAGTTTCTATAAAGTGCAAAGGCCACGTACTCGTGAGCTACTTGCCGAAATCACTGGACCTAATATCAAGGGTCCATCTGGACTATCAACTAATTTGAGTAACATCTCCTCAGGAGAACTAGTTCGTATACAATCTCGTGTTAAATCTGGTTTGGCTGCAGGACGAGCACCTAAAGATATTATTTCTGATGTTATGAAGACTACAAAGCTCACAGAGAACCAAGCCAAGGCGCTTACTCGTACAGCTATTACTTCTACTCAGACAGCTGCTTTAAATAAAGTTGTACAGTCTAATAAAGATATTATTAAAGGGTATATGTTTACTGCTATCCTTGACTCAAGAACAAGCCCTATCTGTTCACACCATAACGGTAAAGTATATGATTTAGATGATAACCGTTTCCTACCACCGCTCCACTGGAACTGCCGTTCTTCACTTGTTCCTGTTCTAAAGAGCAAGAAAGAGCTAGCTGCAGCAGACTCCGCGCGGCTTCTTAAACGTCAGGTTGATAAACTTGACTCATCGAAGTTCAACGGTCTTATGCCTGCAAGAGAGTCCTTTGGTGGTTGGCTTAAGCGTCAAGCATTCGATGTTCAATCAAAGATGCTTGGTGGAGACGAAGCCGCTAATCTGTTTCGTACAGGTCAGCTAAAGGTAGAACAGTTTGTGAGTGCAACTGGTAAGGTGTTGTCTATTCAGGCACTACGAGCTAGAGCCTCTGAGATTACAGCAGTATTCCGCCCTCGACAAATTGTCAAAGAGGAAGATATCCGAGTCGGTGTTAAAAGCCCTAACTCACTACTAAACAACCCGCAGCATAAGAATGATTTACGCCAACTCTTCGTATACGATGCAGATGACTATAATTCCGCTTATGCTCTAACAGACTTTAAAGGTACAAGCCTTGTTGGTAAACAAGCATCACGACGCCGGATGAGTAATGAATTCGATGAACGTAACTTCATCACGGATTCTTTCACAGGTGAAGTGAGAAGTAACCTCGCTTACGAACCAGACTATAACCTGTTCCAGGAACGTATTGACTTTATGCGGAATGCTAAAGACCTTACCCGTGAACAGAAAGACTTTATTGAAGACTTTGTTCTTGGTTTGAATGATAAGGTTTCGGTG